GTTTCAGTATCTGTAACACCTGCCCCACCGGCCAACTCCAACCCTTGTTAAGTGTGCCCTTAACGTCGGTCGCGAACGTGAACTCTCCACCGTGTGACGCTTGGTCACCAAAGGTGAATATCAGATTTCCATCCTCCGTCCTCACGACGAATGAATTGTGTTCTGTGTTTGCTGTGGCCTGGAAGTTGAATCTCTGCACACTAGCCACCGTAGGCTCGATCTCTACGTCCCACTTAACACCCTTGAACTTCACGGTCTTAAGTTTCTCGTTAATGATCTCAGCGTTCATGAACCTGTAGTCGTTCTTGAAGTCACCCTTTTCATTCTCGAAATGGATGCCTGTCGGAACCGTTGTGCCGTTTCTCTCACCGGACAACACTGTTATGTTCGCCTTCTCCTTGTACTCCGGACACTTCAGGTGTATGTCTAGTTTGCCCATCTGAGGCATTCCGAACGTACCCGTCATCTCCGGTTGTGGTTTGTGGAAAGACCCCTGCAGGATCACAGACCTGTCCTCTGCCATTGAGTCGATGTTAGTTTCCGACTCGGTGCCAGTTATCTTGACAAGATCCAAGAATCCCAATCCATGCGTGTGTTTAACGATGTCTTTTAAGATGTCTATCATAATGCTTTTATTGTATATGATATTTAGGTCTTAGTCTAGTGTTATTTCAGAAATTCTGTACACCACAGGATTTTGTTTACCAGGCTTCTGGAATATGGCGTAACTCTGTCCTTGTCTGAACATATTCGTCTCTATCAATTTGTAACCAGTGCGTTCGATGATGTCCTTCATCGCGGTCTTTGTGTTGTAGTTCCAATAACCCCTTTTTGCCAAACTAAGGTCAACATCATAATGGCAATCAGCATACTGTATGAAAACATGGCCACCGGGAATCAGTATCCTGTTTATGTCTGTGAGGTATTGCTCGATGTGTTGCTGTGTGAAGAAAACGAAAGTGTCCCAACTGAACACAAAGTTACAACTTGCGGTTGGTACAGATTCGCAGGAGGTCTTGTCAGTGGTGTAAAATGTCAAATTTTTCTGTGCCGCTGGTTTGAATCTTCTTCTGACTGTCCTCTCAACAGCAGGAGTTATGTCTAAAAAGAAATTCCTACGCCAGGCCCTAAACTCCTTTGAGAACATTCCGTTGCCAGGACCTATCTCTAGACTGTTGTACAAGTTTGATTTGCTGAATTGAAATATCTTGGTCTGTATAGTGCGGTAAAGTCCGCCATCTATAATTGGTGAGATACGTTTCTGTTCAAGATCTTTGGCAAACCATTCCGGTGTTTTGTCTAATCTGTTAATTACTTGGCTATTGTTGGCGTCCACAGCAATTTCTAGATCCTCTAAAATTTTTATTTGATCGCTCAGGAATTTCTCCCAGTCTGTGCCTTTGAGCTTTTTTAGTTTCTCCTTCAGTAGTTTTATTTCTTCTATGCTTAACATTAAAATTCGAATAGTTTGTTGAATGTGTTTGAAGTCTCTGTTGATTGCACGTCCCAGTTCAGTACCCCTATGAGGTTGTCTATCTTCTGGTCCAGTATTGTGCTCTCCATCGCTTCACTGTCAAATGGTAACTCCTTGAACCATTCCGGTATACGTAGTTCGTCAACGGGATACGCTATGCTGGTGTAACCCAAAGGATTGCTCTTTAACTTACACACGATAACTTTCGCTCCATCTGTTATAGGCATCGAGTACTTGTCACTGTACATTTCACGACATCTATTCCAATTCATGCTGGCCCTAACGTGTCCTGGCATATTGGTCTTACCCTTCTTGGCCTCTTCTTCGGTGTATTTGGTCATGTTGTTGGCCCTCTTGGGTGAACCTTTCTCCCAACCCGGTCTGGACTTGAACTCAGCCCTGAACTCGCTTATCTTCTCTAGTACCTCTTTTTCGGATATCCCTGTTAACACCATGTACAGTAGGTCACTTAGGAAGTCCTGCACGAACACCGGAGTGTCTGATCGCTTAAGGTCCAGACCCATGGCCTTGACCTTGCCCGCCTTGCCTTCCGTGTCCACACGGTTGCCTTCCTTGTCGTAGTACAGCACCGCGTACCTCTTCTTGGTTATGAACAGTCCCTTACTGGCGACCAGTTCCCTGCCCGCCGCTATCACTTCTCCCCTAGAGCTCGGACAGTGGAACGCTTTAGTCATGAATGATTTGAATGATCCATTGACCTCATCTGCGATCTTGTCATACAGTGACACCACGGAATCTTTGCTCCATGGTATTTGATTTGCATTTATTTCTTTTTGCAGTGTTTTGTATGCTGAGAAGTACACAGAGTCGGTGTCTCCGTACACCACGCTCTCTCCCTTGTGGTCATAACTGCCTGCCACGATCTCGTTTACTTTTGCGGCCATGTGTTTAGTGATACATCTGCCAGTCAGTGTCACCGACTGTCCAATCCTTATGTCAAAGAACCTACAGCCTGGGTTCAATATCGCACCATACAGACTGTTCAAATTAATTTTTTTAACCAATTGCCTCTTGTCCCAGTACTCGCGTTCTATCTCGTTGTCACCACACTCCCGCATCTTCTTCTGCATCTCCTGTCTCTCAGCATACCAACGCTTCAACAGGCCTGGGATGATTGCCTCGTATTCATATGTGAATATAGTTCCATTTGCACTCAACATATACTTGTTATTGCTGTCGAACACGACATCGTATAGTTGAGCCGCACTCATACGCACACTTGTTCCGTCTTCCCAGTCAACCACTATCTCGGTTGCACGATCTTGTTTCATTACAGCCTGATATTCCCAACTGCCGAACTGTCCGTCCCAAGCCTGTGCGAATGATTTCTTGGCGTGTTTGGCTCTGTTTACCTCTGCTGACGTGATTATCGGTCTTATCTGACCAACAATCGTTTCTGGACCCATGTTCAGTGCCCTAATAACACTCGGATACAGTGAGTTGATGTCAATGGATCCTATCCAGTCCTGTATGCCTTTCTTTGGAGTGGCCACGTATGCACCAGCCGCCGGTTGGTTCTCCTCACCTTCCTTCTTGTACTTCCTGCCGGCTACCTGCATTCCTCTCCTGTGTGCTTCATTGACAATTGCTTGTTCGGTCACTGCCACAGCACCCATCGTGGTCTGTAGCAACACAGTGTTCTGGTGTGCTATCTCGTTGGCCAGTTCTATGAACTTCAATTTCTTTTCTAGTTTGGCAAGTAATGCCGTATCCTGTCTGTTGTACTCTATGAACAAACCAAAGTCGTTCTTGTAAAGGTTATCAAGTGATCCCTCGTACACAGTCTTCTTTTCACCCAGTTCGTGTTCACCTATGGCATCCAGCCTGAAACTGTGTCTCTCCTCGTATGTGTATTTCCTGTATAGTTCAAGCAAGTCCAAGTGTACCCTGCCTATCAAATCGTAACTCAACTGTTCTCTGCCATATTTCTCGAACACTCTCTTCTTGGGTTTCTCACCCCAAAAGCACAGACGCCTTGTATCGTCTGAGCTCAATACTTTCTGTATTCTTCCAACTGTGTATGGGATATCGTAACCCTCACTGTTCCAACCTGACAGTATGTCTGCGTCCTCGACCAGTTGTAGGAAAGCGTCTAGCATGTCCTTCTCTTTCTCGAACAACATGGTGTTGTCAAATCTTTTTGTAAGTTCCTCGGCATCCTTCATGCTGATTGTTTTTGGTGGCACTGCAAATGTGACCAGTTGATCCGTCCAGCTCATGTAACAACTTATGGCAGTAATGGGCATGAACGGATCATCTGTTGTTGAGTAACCACGATCTGGATCGAAGTCCACCTCAATATCGAAAAACATAACATTCAGTTTTGGAGTTTCCTTGCCCAAGTAATTTTCTTCCAGACAACGGAACACCGGGTTGATGTCGTGCTCGTACAACTGTTTGTTTGATCTAATGCGTTGTTCTTTTATGAATTCTTTGCTTGTCTGGCACACCACTCTCTGCAAAGGCTCACCGGTCATTGACCTGTGTTTGCCCCTGGCGTCTGGATAGTAGAACACATACCTAGCATCATACTCAGTGAATATACGACCTTTCTTGGCGTCACGTTCTACAACGTATATCCTGTCCTCGTCCTTCTTATATAATGCGTCTATGTAACTCATCTACCACCAATAACTTGCTACGCCGTACCCGTAGACATTTATGATTGAGAAGTAGCCAGTGATCATCATAACGAATGCGGCGTTCCTCCTGTATGAAGCGTAGCATTGTGTGACTGCTCCTAGGAAGAATCCAGGATAGATTATGGTCATGTCTGGGTCTGCGGCCGTTATCGCAAGTGTGAGGCTGGCTCCAACCGTGAATATGAAACTGATCAGTTCGAAATAGAAAGCCGTCCTGTCACTCTCAAAACTACGAAGCCAGAATGATCTGACTTTGTTTAACATTAAAGTTTGCCGGCTGTGTTTAGTATGCTTTCCAGCGTGTCCATCTCGTCAGCGATGTTTTGATAGTTGCCTTTGTGTGCAACTGATATCGCTTTGTTGATAAGTGCTGGTTTTAATTCTAGTTCTTCTGCTATTGGTTTTACTGTGTCTTTCAGACCTGCTTTCAAATCCTCGACCTCACCTAGTACCTGTGA